TTTTTCCAATGCTTTACTACTTCAGCACCTTCTTTCATATTATCATCATCAAATAAAACATCTGGGTTATTCATCCAACCAGTAATACTTACACCAAGAAGTGCTTCTTTTTCTACAATCTCTTTTGTTGCATCAGTAAGATATTTGAAATTAGTATAACCTGCTTGAAGTGTACCCATAATAGCAGCAGCTTTACATTGTTCAAGGAAGTACTCTTTTGATGTACTAAGACCACCATTAATTTCAGTCAAATTACACATTTGAAATCCTGAACGACCATCTTTTGTTTTAGCATACATAGAGATTTCAACGCAAGGATTGAAAAGTATTTCTAAATCATCTGTCCAAATAAATCCAGGCTCACCAGAATGTTTAACAGATTGCATAATTTTTTGGAATTGTTCTAGAGTAGTTTCATTCTTTAATAGCACAACGCTATTATTACTTCTTCCTCTTTGTGGATTATCAACAAACCAAGAACCAGTCTTAGCATTAAGCATATCATCGTCATCCCAAGAGAAAAGACAAATTGTAGCAGCTCTTCTTACTCCACCGGAAATAACAGCATCAGCAACATGCATAATAATATCATATGCAACAATTGTTCTTAATTTTGTTGCACCATTTTCAAGTTCAGTTTTAATTAATTGTTCAATTTTATCAAGAGCAATTCTTAAACCATCTGGTCCTGGAGCCTTAAAACCACCAGAAATTAAAGACCCTTTTGGTCTAATTTTTCCTAAGTCAAAATAAATCTTTCTTCCAGCATATTCTGGATATCTACCACCATCTTCAAAGAATGAAGACATAAGTACATCTACTGCTTGTGCCCATCCTTCAATACTATCAGGAATTTCAAATGTCTTTGGTGTTTTCGTTCTTTTTTGAATTCCTGGTAATGAAGAAATGTGGTGCTTCTGTACAGAGAAACCACAACCACAACCACAAAGCATCAAATAGAATGTTTCACCAAATGCAGCTGCTCTATCCAAATAAGTTGCACTACAATTATATAATCTTGCATGATGTTTTAATAGTTGGTCACCACCAAATTGGAGTGCTCTTTGTGCACCTAGAAACCCTTGATTTTTATATGATGAAGATACAATTTCAAAGAGTTCATTTAATTCAGGAGTCATCTTATCTCTATAATAAGTTCTATGCATATCCATAACTCTATCTACAGACTCATCCCAAGTTTCGTATCTTTGTAGGTTATCATTATACCTAGAATACGCTTCAAAAAACTTGGCATCAGCCATCATTTTTCTAGTGTTGTTTAATAACATTTATTTCCTTCTTTTTATATTTTATAAATTATTTAATACAGCTACAATAGTGTATGTGCCATCTATTTCAGGTTGGACTCCTATCTTATAATTTCTAGAAAGTTCTTGTATCCTTTTATCTAGGTCTTTTAACTGTATGTTTTCTATGAGCATGATTTTTCCTATGAAGTGTAGAGGGTATAAGAACTTTTATACCCTTATTATATTATAATATTGTTTAAATGTAGCTTAATTTTGTTTTATAGCGTTAAGAATAGTAATTCGTCTGATGATTTCACTTTTTAGCATAACTAAATCTTGAGGTACTTTTGAAAGAGCTTCTTGTAGAACTTTAGATGATTTTTCTTCTTGTATTAATTTTATGATGTGTAAAGGTACTGTTCCTGTTACCCAATCAATATTTTCTATTTCCCATATCAACATATCAATTCCCTTTATTGTTTAATAGTTCCATAAGTTGAGAAGCATTCCCAACAAAAATATTATTTTGTGTATTAGAAACAGGTCCAGTTTGTTCAGGTGCTTTCTTTTTCTTCTTATCATCAAGTTCTTGCATATCTTTGAATATACTTGATAATTCTTTAAGACTTGAATTTGTGCTCTTTATTAGATTAGCAACTGCATCAACCAATTTAGCATCAACCATACCATTTTCTACAATATCAATAGTGATTTGGTCTATTATTAATTTACCCTTCATCACAGAACCCATTAAAGTTTCTCTGATAATTTTTAAATCAGCCTTTAATGTTCCATAAGATACTAGATCTTCTTCTTCATTTTCTTCAACATAAATCGTAGGTAGATTATCAAGTTTGTTTTCTTCTATAATGATTTCATGTACTGTTTCTTCAGCAATTTCAAATATTTCATTCAATTTATTAAATTTAGCTAATCTAGCATCTTCCATATTCTATCCTATCTAATCTATTTTTACTGCGTCAGCAACTTCATTTAATTCACCATCTAAGTCTAAATCTGCTCTTTGAATTAAAAACTCTTCAAACTTTGTTTGATCAGCTTTTAAAGACGGATAGTATTTTACAAATATTTTGTAGATAATATCATTGTTTGCTCTTACTGGCATATAAATATTTCCATAAAGTGTAAAACCAATTGTGCTTTTTACAAGTCTTTGATCACCATTCTCATCGTAATCTATATCTGGTTCAAAACTAACATCACCGATTTCTATTTTTGTACTTGTACTTTCAATCTGACCAGGTATTTCATTGATATTTACATTTCTTACTGGGTTATAATATGGTAATATTTGTTCTATAATCTGAAAATAATCATCAAGTGTTTTTGTGATAATATGTAATGAGAAACTAAATGTATATGGAACAGGAGGAAACTGAGTTACATTTATATCATTCAATTTAATTATGTCTTTTGCAAGTCTATTAATTTTTCTTGTTTCATCATATGCAATTGTATCTAATGTAAGAGCCATTCTAGGAAGCTTCATCTGAAAGTTTCTTTTGTTAGCAACATACGCTTCATCAATCTGATAATTAAGTCTTTCTTTTGTACCCCATGTTATTGGTACTTTATTCTCATAAACAACTCCATCTACTACTTTTTGTGTCTTGATATTGTTGAAACCATCTAACATGGTTACTATGTATTTTCTAATTGTTCCGAATGAAAAGTAACTTGCCATCTATATTTCCCACGGTGATTTTTCAGCACCATTTAAGATATCTTCTATTGCATCATCAATATCAGTTATTTTTATATTATCTTCATCGCTTATACTTGCAGCACTATCAAGTTCTTCAACACCAGTATCAAATTTATCATTATCAAATAGATATTTATGAGTAATTAATTTCCAAGCAATTGCTTGTCTACCACCAACATAGAATCCAGTTTCAGGTTGTTCTCTACTTGCTCTTGTTATTTCAAGTGCAGCTTTACCATCTATCCAATAAACAATATCATTAACTGCTGGTTGAAACCCAAGATTCACAAAAGTCTTATCACTCACATATATGTTCATGCTATCTTGAATAGTTATTCCGAACTTAGAGTAAAAATCCTGACCCTCAAATTGGGTTGTACTTTCAAATTTTCCATAAATTTCATATACATTTTCAGCATTCTAATTTTGATGTTGAAATTCACCGAGAATAGAATCTTTGTTTTTGTTTTCAGCTCTGATATACTTCAAAGGAACACCAAATAAAGTTATTGCTTCATCTGTTGCATTGTAAAATAAATCAGATTCTGATGAAGAAACATTAAAATTGAATGCCATATGCTATTCCTTACCCAATGAAAATTCCAAGTGGACTTGTTTCTTTATCTAACAAATCTGCTCGTAATCTTTCTATTTCTGTATTTGCTAGTTCAAGTATCCCTGCTCCATTTAATTCCATACCACCAATAAGAACAGCATTGTTATACTTACTCATATTGATACCCCATTGTTTCATTGACAATGCAGCACTATATTCTTTTATGAAATTATTGTTCCACATTTCAGGAGTATTTCTTGTACTCCATAATATGGATAATGCTAATACTCCACTACTTTGAACTGTTTCAAGAACAACCAATTTTTTTGTTATTGGATTGAAATTGAATGTACTTTGTGTTCCTAAAAATTGATTAAGAAAACTAAAATATTGCATTGTTGTGACATATGAACTTATTGATGTTCCACCTTGAGTTAATGTTTGCGCCATATCCATTCTCACCTGATTAAGTTGAGAAAACATATCTGTACTCTTAGTAAATGTTGTACCAAAAATTTCAGAAACACCCATAACTTCAGCATCTAAAATATAGGTTTGAACACCTTCAGCAAGTTCCAATAAATAAATTCTTTCTTCAACACCACCATCAACTTCTCTTTCAAAGTATCCTACTGCATTTTCAATAGCATCATTTAATTGTAAGTCAGAGAGTTCAATATTGTGAACTCCACCACCAAGTTGGCGTTTTATGTAAGCTTTTAATTCATCTTTGCTTTGTAGCATATTCAAACCTTATTTAGATTATTTTTTAAATGTTTTACCGATTTTTGTTAAAAGACTTTCTTCAACTGTAACAGGTGCCTCAGGGACAATTTGTTCAACTTCTTTTGTCATTTTTACTTCTGGTTCTTTCACCTTAGTTTCTTTTACTTCAGTTACTTTTTCAAAATAATCTGGGTATAATTCTGACAATTCATCCCAAGGAAATGTTGATCCTACTTTTACTGCAATAACAGCACCATTAAAAGAAATTGATTTTGCAACTAACGATTTTACCATTTTGTACTCCTAATATTCTAAAATTTATTATATTTAAAAAGAATGTATTGCCCCTGTTTCATCTGAAATAAAACCAAACACAAACATACTCTCATCATCTTCTTCAGTACTTTCTTGATTAAAGAATTTATGTAAGTCTTCAATATCAACAAAATTCTTTAATTGTAAAAAATATAATGCTGCAACAGTTGCCATAACTGCATCATCATTATATCCATCAGTTGCCTGATATTTTCCACCCTTTAAAGCAAACCTCATCAACTCAGCTATTGTTTCTTCATCATTTAGAATTAACATATCATCTTCTATTAATTGTTTGAAGTTCTGTAGACCAATTCTTCTGGATTTTGTTGTTGTTCTAAATCCAAAAATTTCAGCTTTCTCAGCATAAACATTTTCATAGTCGTAGTTATTTACAAGCAAATCAGCAGTACTTTGGCCATCACCTGAATTGTTTTCAATAAACATTTGAGCATTGTTGTAATATGTTCCAATGTAATACAAAGGTTCAACAAGGTTCAAATATGTCATATTCTTTTGTCTAAAAGTTGCAACTTGTACAAATGGTTTTGATGTTACATCTAGAACTTGAACACTAAGAAAGTCACCTTCTCCATACTTTGCTGTATCCACACCAAGTACATAGTAATGACCTGGTATAGGTTCAACATAAATATTTATGTTGAAATTTCTTAGTTTTGTTTGTATTGGTGTTTTTGAAACAATGCTAGCAAATTTCTTACCATCAATTAATGTAAAAGAACTTCCTTCAAAACTACATCCATGTTCTTGTTGGAATGCTACATCACTCCCAAGTTCTTTTCTTTTTTGTGTAGCCCATTCTTCATCTTTACCTGGATGTTCCCAATAAGGAATGTATCTGGGAAAAAACCCATTTCTACCTTCTTTTGCTTCAATCCATATTTTATAGAAATGATTCATACCTTGTGGTGTACTAGTATATATTATTTTTCCATGTTTACCTGAAGATATTGTTGGTATAACAGAATTTCTAAATTCATCCCAGATATTCTTTTGCACAAATGCTACTTCATCACAATATAGACCACTTGCTATTCTACATTCAGTTCCATCTCTTCTAGTAAAAACATAGCTTGCAGCAAAAGACATACCTCTAAATGCACTAGCGCTTGTTGCTGAAATTTTAAGTCGTCCACCATTTTCTAATTGTAGTGAATGAGCATTCCAAGCTTTTACCCCTTGTTGTAACCATAAAGGGAGGTTCATATATGCCATTTTTATACCATCTAGAACTTCTTTCGCTTGCACTTGTTTATTAGCTGCAATACCAAAATTAATATCTTTTCCAAATAAAACTGACCAAAGAATAAATATCCTAGAGAGAGTTGTATTGTGACTAAGTATACCATCGGAATAGTATAAATTGTCATCTGAGTCAACTTCAATATCATACATATGTTCTTCAGTTTTTAAATTTTCAACTGAAATAACTTTTGATGGACCGTATATAGTATTTAGATAATAACCTAATGAGTTCATTGCATAGATTTCTTCAAAATCTATAGATATTACAATATGCGTATCTGCACATTTTAACTCTAACCCATTTTCAAGTTTTATTTGCCAAACTTCATAAACAATAGTTTTATTAATGTTTTTTATTGGTTTATATCCATCATGTGTTAATATTGTTCTATTTTTAACAGGATATGATTCAATAAATTTTCTAGTTGTAATATCAGATAATCTATCCATAAATAAATCCTTCTAATTCTTCTAAACTTTCAAATGTAAAAACTTCAAATGTTGCATCACTATAATGTCTAGTTATTACCAATTTTTCTCTATTAATATCAGTATATGTTATATGTTTCACTTATATCCTTCTTAAACGCTTCAGTTGTTCTAAACCCATTATAATTTATTGGTATTCTGCCAATATTATTATCTTTCAGAATTTGTTGCTCTTTCAGATAACAATCAGAATACACCCCTCCTTCTTCAACCATAAGAATTTTAAAATTTAAATTAAATTTAGTTTTAATAAATTCTTTAGTTCCAAATCTTTCTTCTATCGTATTTCTTGTAATACCTATCTTCCAAAACTCAATATCTTCATTCCAGAAATGAATATAATATAATTTACCAGGAATATCTACTTCTGGTTCAGACATATTAAATCCGCATCGTGTACAATTTTCTGAATAAAGATATCTAGCTTCTTCAGTATCACCATATTTTTCTATGAAATATTGAAGAGAACCTGAATCTTTTCTAGAATTAATTTCATTCTTTTCTTCTTCAGATTTAGAATTAAGAGTTTGTTGCCACTTATCTTGTCTTTCTTGCCATCGTTTAGTTCCTTCTTCTTCACTATATTTTGCAATACATTTCTCTAATGTGAATGTTG